GATTTGAAGGATATATTAACAGAGAGTATCCTTCATCAAATTCGGCTTTCCCAATATATAAGACAAAATATTATATTCCTGGTGAAACAATATATGACCCTCCTTTCGGTAATTCTGCTGGTGTTAATAACGACACTCAAAGTTCAGGAGACAACGTTAGAAGAAGTTATTTAGGTTTCTCAAGTCAATTTGGTATTGATGAATCTTTATTAATTTATAAAGGTAAACAAAATCCTGTAAGTGATTTCTGTGACGCAGTAACTGGTTCTGATTGGGCATATTTGTCAAGAGGATTCCATATGGATAGTGGGGCTACAGTTGTTACAATAGGTCAATTAAGTCCTAATTATAATGGTTTAACAACTTCAGGAAACCAAGCGTTTGATTGTGGGGTTGCGTCATTTAATACTGAACCAACTTCTGAAACTAATCCTTACTATAGATTATATTCTCGTAAATTCACTTTAGCATTACAAGGTGGTTTTGACGGATGGGATATCTACACTGAAAGAAGAACTAATTCTGACAGATTTGTGTTAGGTAGAAGTGGATACTTGGCAGGTGCTTGTGTATCGACATCATATCCTTTAGCAACAGGTACAGGTATGTTTAAACAAATTACTGTAGGTGACAATAGTGTTGATTGGGCAAATACTGACTATTATGCATATTTGTTAGGTCAAAAAACTTTCTCAAACCCTGAAGCGGTTAATATTAACGTATTTGTTACTCCTGGTATTGATATTGATAATAATAGTAATTTAGTTGAGGCGTCTATTGATATGATTGAAAACGACAGAGCGGATTCAATCTATATTACGACAATCCCTGATTTTAATTTATTACAACCATCAACTTCAGTTGATAATTTATATTACCCACAAGAGGTTGTAGATATTTTAGAAACTGCGGGTATTGACTCAAACTATACCGCAACTTACTATCCTTGGGTGTTGACTCGTGATACAGTTAATAATACCCAAATTTACTTACCTGCAACTGCTGAAGTAACAAGAAACTTGGCATTAACTGATAACATTGCGTTCCCATGGTTCGCAGCCGCTGGTTACACAAGAGGACTAGTAAACGCAATCAAGGCTCGTAAAAAGTTAACTCAAGAAGATAGAGACACATTGTACAAGGGTAGAATTAATCCTATCGCAACATTCAATGATGTCGGAACAGTTATTTGGGGTAATAAAACACTTCAAATTAGAGAGTCAGCATTAGATAGAATTAACGTTAGAAGATTGTTGTTACAAGCACGTAAGTTGATTTCGGCAGTGGCTGTAAGATTATTGTTTGAACAAAACGACGCGGTAGTTAGACAACAATTCTTAGATGCGGTTAATCCAATCTTAGATTCTATTCGTAGAGACAGAGGTTTATATGACTTCAGAGTTACAGTTCAAAACACTCCTGAAGATTTAGATAGAAACCAAATGATAGGTAAGATTTACATCAAACCAACTAAAGCTCTTGAATTTATTGATATTGAGTTCTTAATTACTCCAACTGGAGCTTCTTTTGAGAACATCTAATATTAAACAATAATTATAAAAACCCCCTTATTGGGGGTTTTTTATTTTAAACAATATTTATATAATATGAAAAGAATTTTTGAAGGTTTCACAGAAGAGGGTACTCCTGATTTAAAATATTATGCATTTGATTGGGATGATAATATAATGTATATGCCAACTAAAATTATCTTAAAAGAAAAAAATGGTAAAGAGGTTGGTATGGGTACACATGATTTTGCAAAATACCGTACATTAATTGGAAAAGAAGAGTTTGAATATAATGGCAATACTATTGTAGGATTTTCAGATGACCCGTTTAGATATTTTGGAGAAAAAGGTGATGAAGAATTTTTGATTGGTTGTTTGATGGCGAAAAAAGGTCCTGCTTGGAGTGATTTTGTAGAAGCAATAAATGGTGGGTCAATTTTTTCAATAATTACTGCAAGAGGTCATCACCCAAATACATTAAAAAGAGCGGTAAAACAATTAATTGACGGTGAAATCGACGGTATTTCTAAACAAGAAATTGTTAAAAATTTAAAAAAATATAGAGATAAAGTTAAAGGACTCCCAACTGAAAAATTAGATGATAATACACTTATAAATTTATATTTAGAAATGTGTCAATTTTATCCTGTTACACATGGTGAAGGAAGTGCGACAAATCCTGAAGACGGTAAAGTTAAAGCTATGAGAAAATTTATATCATATGTCAGACAACAGGCGAAACTTTTACAAAAAGACGTAGAAATGATTGACGATGTATCTAATTCGTTTGTACCACAAATAGGTTTTTCAGATGATGATGAAAGAAATTTACAGGCTATGATTAATAAATTATCTGATGACGAAGAAAAATCTTTAAAAATGTATACTACTAAGACTGGTGAAAAAAAGAAGTTTCAAGGAAGCAATACTGAAGACTAGTACAAATATTTCTAAAAAAAAATAAAAGTAAATAGATTTTTCTTTTGTGATATATTTATAAGAGAATAAAACAGAAAAAAAACAAAAAGAAACTATGGCTGATTTGCTGATGAAAATGCCGATTCCTTACGAACCGAAAAGGCAGAATAGATTTATATTAAGATTTGATTCTTCTTTAGGAATCAATGAATGGTTTGTAGAATCTACAAGTAGACCACACATCACAATCGGTGCTACGGAGATTCAATTCTTAAACACTTCTACATTCGTAGCTGGTAGATTTAACTGGCAGACAATTAACGTTACGTTCCGTGACCCAATTGGACCTTCAGCTGCTCAGGCTCTTATGGAGTGGGTTCGTTTACATGCTGAATCTGTAACAGGACGTATGGGTTACGCTGCGGGTTATAAGAAAAACATTGATTTAGAAATGTTAGACCCGACAGGTGTTGTTGTTGAAAAATGGTTGTTACAAGATACGTTCTTAACTGACGTTAACTTTAACCAATTATCTTACTCACAAGATGGATTGGCAACTATCACGGCAACTTTAAGACCTGATAGATGTATCTTAGTTTACTAATATAAAAAAATATTTTTTAAAAACCTCACATATGTGGGGTTTTTTGTTTACTATGAAATAATGTTAGATTATTTTAATTAATAAAACACAAACAAATATGGACTCAAGAGAAGCCGGACAAATGAATTTTAATTTACCACACGATATAGTGACACTACCAAGTGGGGGTAAATTTTATAAAAATAAAAAGAAAAGTGTTAAAGTTGGATTTTTAACTGCTTCAGATGAAAATCATTTAGTTAATATTAAAAAAGCTGATTCACAATCTATCATAAATGCAATTGTTAGAAACAAACTTTATGAACCTGATATGAAACCAGAACAGATGTTAGATGGGGATATTGAAGCGGTTTTGGTATTTCTTAGAAATACTTCATTTGGTCCTAATTATAGTATACCTGCAATTGACCCTGCAACTGGAGAGTCATTTATTGCAAATATAGACCTATCTGAGTTAGATATTAAAAAAACTAAAGAAGAACCTGATGGTGAGGGTTTGTTTGTTACAACATTACCTAAAAGTAATGTATCCGTTAAATTAAAACTTTTAACGTTTGGTGAAGACTTAGAAATTGAAAGACAACTAGAAGGTTACCCACAAGGACTTACTCCACCAAGAATTACAAAAAGACTATTAGAACAGATTGTTGAATTAAATGGTACGAGAGATAAAGGTGAAATATCCAAGTCAATTGAAAAAATGCCAATTACTGACTCAAAATATATTCGTAATTTTTTGAGTGAAAACGAGCCAAGATACGATTTAACAAAAGAAGTTATCGCCCCGTCCGGAAAAAAGGTATCCTTGAGGATAGCCTTTGGGGTGGAGTTTTTTCGGCCTTTCTTCTGATTACTACGAAGTACAAATGAATGAGTTTCTTTTATTATCAATGAAACTCAATATGTCCTACGAAGATTTCTTACTTATACCGGTATTCCAAAGAAGGTATTTAATTAATAAATTAGTTGAAATGAATACTCCTAAGGAATAAAAATTTTTTTTTAGTTATTTATATGTATGGGATTTTTAGAAGATTTAGGTTCGGGTCTTAAAGATGTATTAGATGCATTTGTTGGCTCATTAGGTAGCTCTCTTAAAGAAAGTATAAGTACTGATGTTATATTAGACAACTTAGATAGAGTTGACGTAGGTATGACTCAGATTATCGGAGGGATGGGCGCTGGTCGAGAATTATCCCATTTAATAAAGTCAAATATTGCCGGTGCGTACACCAACGTCAAACTTTTAGGTGGTGATTTAGAAAACATTGTACAACAACAACAAAATCTAAATGACAGTACTGGTAGACAATTAATATTACAAAGAGAATATCACGACGATTTATTTGCGACAACTAAAGTAACTGAACAATCCGCTCACGAATTGATTACAGCATTTGATAATGCTGGTAAGTCAGTTTATGACATTAAAAATACAATGGAAGGTGTTGTAAATCAGTCAAGGTCATTAGGATTAAATGCTACCGAAGTATCAACACGAATGGTTGCTAATCTTGAAAAGATGAACATGTACGGATTTGAAAGAGGTGTTGAAGGTTTGAGTAGGATGGCCGCCAAATCCGCAATGTTTAAACTTGACATGAGTTCAACATTTAATTTAGCGGATAAATTGATAAGTCCTGAACAAGCTGTTGAGTTTTCTGCAAGATTACAATCTTTAGGTATACAAAGTGAACTTATTGACCCATTTAGAGCTATGGATTTAGCGACGAATGATATGGAAGAGTTACAAAACCAAATGATTGAGTTAGGTAAGGGAATGACTTACTATAACGAACAAACAGGTAAAGTAGAAATATTCAAAGAAAAAAGAGGGGTTATTAAAGAGTTAGCTGCCGCAGCTGGAATGACTTCTACAGAATTTAGTCGAATGATAGTTCAGAGTGAAACTTTGAACAGGAAAATGGCGGAAATTAAAATGCCTAATTTAAATATTACTGAAGACCAAAAAACTATGATTGCTAATTTAGCGGCAATGAAGGACGGTCCACAAGGTAAGGGATATTATGTACAAATAAAAAAAGACGATGGTACGACTACGGAAAAACTTGTATCTTCACTGGATGAAAAAGACATACTAAAATTAGCCGACCAAGTTGCAAATCCAAAAACTATGGAAGAATTGGCTCAAGACCAAGTAGATTTCTTGTCAAGAATGGCAAATAGTTTAGACGCCATTAAAAACGGACCAAGTATGGGTATTGCAGGTTCTAAATTAGGTGAAGGTGTGGTTGATTTAACAATTGCCGCAGACGCTTTAGTTTATAAACCTTTGGCTAAAGCAATGGATTCAGGTAAAATTGCTGACATTATTGATAAATCAGGTGACGATTTAAAAAAAATATATGAAAGTATAACTACTTCAGCGAGCGGATTTGATGGTACTCTTGCAGGATTTAAATCGTTACTAAACACAGGTCTTGATGGTATTACTGACGCAACACTTGATGCCGCACTTGAATTCCAAAACAATTTAAAACAAGTTAAAAGATTAGGTACTTTTGCAAATTATGGGGAGGTTTTAGATAAGGCGAATGTTAATGAATATAAAGTTGGTGAAGTTAATGACGGGTTTGTATATGGTCAGGGAAATAATAAACAAATAGTGCAAACACATCCTGATGATAATGCGTTTTTTGCTCAAAGACAAGGTATGGTCGCTGCGATGGGGGGTATGGACATTCTTCAAAAAGTTAAAGAAACTATTATAAGTGCTAACGCGCCTACAAACAACAATAACAATTATTTTGAACAATTCCAAAATATGGCGATGAACCAAAATAATACTAAAGAAGTTAACCATAAAATGGACCCTATAAAACATGAGGGTGAATTAAAATTTTCTATTGACATAAACGCACCTGCTGGTGTAGATACAAGAGCGTTAAATGAAATATTTAAAAATAATAGAGGTTTTATGGAAAATTTAGTTGTTCAATTTAATAAACAAATGGCTAACAATTATTTCACAAACGCACCTACTGATGTTAATAGAACTTATATTAATGCGGGATAAAATTTCTTTTCAATCTATTTATTAAAAAAATAGATATAAATGCCAGAAGTACCATTATCATATTTAAGTACTCAAACTTTAAGGGATTCATTACTGTCAAGAAACTTACAACCCTATGCGGTTCAAGGTAATTTTAATCCAAACGTACAAAATCAAACCCCTGAATACATTCAGTCAAACTCAAGTGTGGTTGATTCACCGTCAATAACAACAAATATTGACTCCCCAATGTATCAGTCAAGATTGTTAGGTGCGTTAAATGAATATGGACCTGTAAACACCCAAGATGGTGCCGAATTAATTAGTACTTTACAAACATACAATGTTACTCAAACTACAGATGACCAAGGTAACCCTATTAGCGTAATTGGTA